GTACACCCTCTTTCCATGACGGAGGATTTAATATCTTTTGTTGTTTTATATATGGCATAGCAGAAGAGATCTCTTCTTGAATTAGATCTAATTCAAGATCTATAATATCTTCATAAAAAATAGGTGTTGAAAACCATTGTTCGACTATCATTATATCTGCCTAATGTATATGTGTTAACGCGTGGTCCGCGCAGGCTATTATTGTGCTGAAGCACGTTCCTTTTCCTTAGGAGGTTTGGGATTGCCCCAATAGTCATTTGCACGTACTCGAATGAACTTACGATTAGTCTGTTCCTTACTAGGATTCTCGATAGTAAGCCATGGGTTCTGCAGGTTCTTCCATGAGTCTACAAGATTGGCATAACCGTGTGTGGCTTTTAGACCTGCCCTAACCTTGGTAGTCACAGCACTATTCATTGAACTGTGTTGCTTTTTTGATGTTAACTTCTTACGCGTCTTAACTGCCATATTATAACTCCATTATCTTTTAAGTTTTAGTCCAAATGTCTTGGTTTCCAGATAATCACCATCGTAATAATAGTCTGCATGAATGATTTCTTCTAGCTGTTCTCTATCCCACACTATAAATGCAAGCGTGCCTTTAGATCGTGAGTCGGCCATCCTGATGAACCACCGCGGAAGTTCATGTCGCTCTAATACATCAGGACAAAACTTCTGTAGAACTTCATAAGAGTCGGCCATATTTACTCCGATAGAAACTGCCTTAAACCATTCACAGGAGACCATTCACAGATAAGATTATTAGTTCTAAAGTCATAGACCTGAGAATCTTCATTCTGCTGCTTGGCAAGAGTGATAGCTTCGTCTAGATTTCCAGTAACTTTGAGGCTTTGTGAGCCAATCTTAACATCAAACATAGTAATCTCCTTTGATTCTATTTATTTAATTTAGTGGAAATGGATGTGGCACACCTACTTTTTCTTCATAGTCATCATGCGGAATGTAATATGTAAGCACATCCTGAATCGATTTGATTAAAACTCTGTCATAATCAAGATCTTGTTGTTGGAATGTTGCAATTTCTTTTAGATATTCTAGACCCTCTAGTCTAGCCACACCTTGACGAATCATATTTAGATCCTCAATAAGAGTATCCACTACATACTCATCAAGAAATTTTTCAGAAATTGGTACGTGAATCATTTTATTCTCCATGAAAGAGAGACGGCCTAAGCCGCCATCTCCATAGCCGTGTTAAGAGCAGCGATCTTGCGCTCCTTGTTGTAGCCGAACCAAGCCGAAGACATACGGCTATCATCAGAACGACCAAGCTTGTGGTCAATCAGGTAGGTAGAGGCATTGTAAAGCTGCCAGAAACTACCCTTAGCAAACTCAGCACCAGGTTGAGTCTCAAGAACGTCCATAGCAAGGCGAGCAGCCCTAGACGCAGGCTTATCAGCCGGAACTTCCTTCTTAGTAGTCAGAGGGAACACACGATTGAAGTACTCAACAATGTTCTCCTTCTTGTATTGCTTAGAACCAAGGAATGCAGCCATTTCCTTGTAACGCTCAAGCTTATCCGTAGCAATGCCAAGGGTTTCCTTGACCTTCTCAGGATTAAACACTTGACGGTGATCAAGACGAACAGCATTCTTAGTGGCACTGTCAAGAGACAGAGTCAGTGTGTTATTGCAGACAACTCGAACAGCCGTGAAACGGACATCGATAGCCTTACCGAACTGGTGAGGATTAGAGAAGAGCAGATAGCCCTCGGTAACATCGCCACCGAAGAGATCAAAGAACGAGTCCTTAACCTTGGCCATTGCCCAGACTTGGCGGCCGCCCTTGAGGCTGCCGGCAGTGTTCATTTCCATATCGCCAGCTTGGACGAACTCGTTGAAAAACTCAAAGGCTTCCTGGTTCTGTACAGGATTCCATGAATCCGTCACAATGCTGAGCACCTTGTTATCGGTGCTGCGCACTAGCGCCTCGGCTTGCGTCTGAATGCGCTCACCGTTGATGGTGGCAAAGAGTGGGTGCTTCCGCACTTCCCAGTCAAGGCCGGCAGCCTCGAGCATTTGGGCTGGAGTGAGATCCGCAGGGACCTCGGTTCCAAGAGAGTGCCAAGGCTTGGCGCCGTTGTAGGCCATTTGGGCCTTGCCGTTAACAAATTCTAGTTCATGAGCCATGTGGTTATTTCCTTTGGTTGGGTTGCTTTGATAAGACCATTCTATATCAAAGCGAATTAATGTAAACCGTTTAAAACACTTTTTACGAAAAAAATTAAAGCCACAGAGGCCCGTCATCCGACGTGAAACACACGTGCTTGATATCAAATGTGGCAATGGCTCGCATACAACCTTCACAAGGCTTAGCCAATCCGTGCATTAACTTATCCGGAGTAGGCTTAGGTTCAGAATCTGCATACCTCATTCTTGAGATATATAATTTGCTCTTGGCTAATTCAGTAAGAGAAAGATGACGAAGAGCATTCTTTATGGCATCAATCTCGGCATGAAGATAGATGGCCATATCATGCTTTGCAAATCGTCTTTGGAATGGATGTGTCTTCTTCCTATTAGTACCAATGGCTATGATATCATTCCGGTATACAACAGCGGCCGCCAGCCGCGCGTTCGAAACCGGATCTATAGACTCAGCGACCTTGTCGAGAATCTTTAGAATAGCTTCATTTTTCATTATCCACCATGGCCCACTTCTGAAGACTCGGCTCAAAATAAGCAATGTTGGCAGTGGCTGTAGGTACAACCTTAGTGTAATTAATCATGTCACAATAGGCATCAAAATAAACGACCGGTTCTTTCTGTGGACACACAGATTCTTTTAAATCTAAATCAGTCATCGGCTTTGGTTCCCTTGATACGTTTAAATGCGCCACGACCTCTTTTAGGCATGACGACGGCGGCCTTATTAAATTTCCACGCGTGTTTGGCGATAGGGTTGCGCATTTCCGTTTCCTTTGTGATGGACCCATTATATATCGCTACGAATTAATGTACATCCCGCGTTGTGGCCATATGGCGTGTGGTGACCATCAATTAATTATGCTCATCGCACCACAGAGCGGATTTGGCGATCGCGGAGGGACTCGAACCCCCGACCACCTGCTTAGAAGGCAGGGGCTCTATCCGCTGAGCTACGCGATCATTATATTTACCAGCGGTAGTGCTTCTTCTCTTGATAGATAAATGCATTCTTTAATGATGCTTCAAGGCCAAAGGCTTCTGCTTCCCAAGGCTGAGATGCATAGCCTGCATCATCATCTGCAAGAGTCTTACGTACACCCTGCCAAACAATCATGTTATCTTTTGACATAAGATCGCGCAATTGGCCTGTGGCATATTGCTTTACATGAACCATCTCGTGAGCAAGGGTGCTCAGAGTCTCATGAATTCCTTGGCTAAGGACTTGTATCGTGAACTCCTTAGGCCTACAAGGCTCATCATGCCAGGTACATAGACCAGCAAAGCCAAAAGGTTCATGCTCAATGGTAATAAAGAGAGTGATCTTGTCTCGAAGCCGCTGAGTCATGCCAAGACGTTCGCCATAGAACTCGACTGCTCGCCGAATTCCTGCCAAAGATAACTTGGAGTCCTTTGCTCCTTTGACGTACACTTTCATTAGGATGCATTCTTACAGCAAGTAATACGAGCAAGAGACTCGAATCGATTTGGATTAGAACGACGAAGAGCCGCGATCTTGATCACAGACCGAAGAGAAGTCTCACGCAGCTTATCAAAGTTATTCTCGACAAACTGCATGATATCTGCTTCTTCTGAAGAAGTAAACCCTGCCTTGGAAAGCATACCTTGCTTGACAACTTGTTTGATACGCACATAATAGTCACGCTTGGTCTTCATAGCCAAGTCGATATAGTGTGCACGAGAAACAAGAGCCGCAAGGTGTGGAGCAAGCTTGTGACCACGATCAATCATCGCATCAAAATCGATGTTAGTGATAAAGATGATAGTGCCTTTGAATTCAAACCGGCGAGGGATAATGTCACCATCGTCATCTTCGAACTTAGCTTCAGACATCCACGAAATCATACGCTTCGAAGAAGAGTCAGTAGCAGCCTTGAGGATATTGAGAGACACATCATCGTAGAAGATGGCATCGGCATCGTCAAACACAACAACGTCACCTGCATTACGGAACTTGTAAAGCTGCTTCATGAGACCAGTTGCACGAGCATAACCTTTGATCTGAGTGCTGCAAGAGCCATCAGGATCATATTCTTCTAGAACTTGTTCAACGGTATAAGACTTGCCAAGACCAGCAGGTCCGGAAACGATGAGGGCCTTAACATCGCCCTTAACAGCACCCTTAGTCAGATCTTCTAGGACCTGAAAGCGCTCAGTAAGCTTGAGATCAATCTGAGCATCAGTCTCTACGATAACGGGGGTCTTGAACGCGACAACATTCCGGGCTTTGCCCTTGGTACGATCATAAACGCCTTTAGGCACTTGAATTTCCTTTGGTTGGGTCTGATTTATGAGATAATTATATATCGCTACGGATTAATGTAAACCCCTAAAATGCGACACCATACGAAACGCGCTTGACGCCTCTGATGGCCATATCACGGACATGGGCATTATGAATGCGCTTGGCCTGACGCTCGCTCAGATTCTCATATTTCATCGATTCGCCTGACACGTAAACGATCTCGGCGTAATGGGTTTGTTTTTGCTTTTTCATGATCCCATCATATCATGGCTCGAATTAATGTACACCGTTAATTTTTTATTTTTTGGTGCTCTAAAGCCAAACTTAGGACGGATAATTGCCACGCTAATATAATAATAGAGGTAGAGAGCATAATTTTATTAAAATATTTTATGACGTTATGCATTAACTAATTCCCGTTGTGTATGGTATTTATCCAACAGAGATAACAGCTTTGGTGCCCATGTATCTCGGTGCTCAATGACTACCTGAGCTTCATGTTCCGAGTCACCAGCACTAACTGTGACTAATTGTGTGATAGGAGTGCCATAGCATTCTTCGTACATGATAGCATAAGCAGTCTCTTGGATAAAGTATCCTTCGAGCATCTGCATGTCTTTTGCCCAATTTGTGGTCTTGAAATCTAGAATAGACCTCTTACCATCAAAGCGACATACTAGATCACATCTGCCGCCAAGCCTTAGATGATTAGACATCATAGGAACTTCACATGCAATGACTGAGTTTAGTCGCTTATCTAGAACCGGTTTTACCTGAGCAAAGAGCATCTGTACAGATGGCATCATAGCAGGTAGTGGTTCATTCAGCACATACTTCTCACATATCAAATGGAGTGCAGTACCACGGCGAGCACCTCTATTGGTAGCTCTATTGGCTTCTTCTTCACCAACTCTAGCACGCCATTCGTCTAGACCAGATTTGTCTAGCATAGCTCCAAGAAAAGTGGTGACCGATGGAAACCGATCACCACTCTCATTGACATAGAATCTGCCAGTGTCAGTATCAATATTGTTAATATCGAGATGTTCAACTAATTCATGATAAAAAGTCATAGTTATCGGCAGTTACCGTTATATCCACAATCATAAGCACGCTGTTTACGTTCTTCTTGCTCTTGACACTGTCTAGCAGCTACACCACGTTCATACTCACCTCTTTCAGGATTATATCTGTACTGATTAGAATTAAAATCATAATAGCATGGATCATTGCGATAAGTGTTATAGGTATCATTATAGCTGTAACTATAATTATAGCTAGGATTCTTCTTAGCTTCCTTATAAGATTCAACGAGTACAGCACCAATGATTCCACCAAGAAGTAGATCACGTGCCTTGACCTTAGCAAAAGCTGGAGTTGCCAATAGACTCAGCACTACAGCACCAATAATAATCTTTTTCATTTTAAGTTTCCTTTTCATAAGACCATTATATCATAGTTTGAATTAATGTTAACTGGCAAAAAGCTCTTCTTTAGCAATAATATAACTTTTTACTAACTTAGATCTTACAATATCTTCCTTAGTAAACTCAATACAATCAAATAGATTCATGTGCTTAAGAATTTTCATGAAGTTCAATAGCCCATTTCTCTCGGAATCTTTAAGTAGATCTGTTTGTTTAAAGTCTCCAGAGAAGATAATTTTGCAGTTATCTCCAATACGAGTGATGACTGAATCTAATTCTTGATATGTCATGTTTTGCATCTCATCAACAACTACGATACAGTCGCTAAATGTAGTGCCACGAATAAATGATGTGGTCTGAAAATCTACAATACCTTTAGTCTTCAGAATCTCATACGCATCACCACGACCAAAGAGTTCGTTGCATATGGAATAATAGGGAGCTTCGTATACCTTAGCTTTGTCTTTAGCTGAACCAGGTAAGAATCCCATATCTCTTGTAGGTACTACAGAACGCAAGATGATGACCTTATTTTGATCGCCATGGCCTTCCATAACTTCTAGTAATGACAGATATAAAGAGATGAATGATTTGCCTGTACCTGCAGATCCGTGCAGTAGTAGATTTTTATCTTTAGAAAACGATTCGAATGTCTTAGTTTGATTGTGTGTGAGAGGTTGTATATGTTTTATATAAAGTCCTTTAGGTTCTACCACGTGTCCTTGTCTTGTGGCTTGTCTTTTTTGTTTTCTACTAGATCTTAATTCTACTACTGACATGCAAGTTATCCTTACAAATTTAAGTGAATCACCCAAACATGATAAACTATACTAGAGAGCCTCCAATCTTGGCCTTGATCTTATTGACCGCGGCACGAGTTTTGGTCTCTCTAATTCCTTTAGAACCGTATGTTTCTGCTAGTGGTGATGTAGGATTGGCATGAGCAATCCTTGAAATCATCTCTTTCATACCAGAATCTGGTTTAACACGATCACCAGTACCACCTATAAGATTACAGGATACGGGGACTTTTTCTATATTAGGATTATTTTGGAGGAAAATTTCTGATTGTGAGATACCCATCAGGTCATCCCATTGTTCGCCAGTATCATTGTTTCTAAATGTATAGGTAGGCATCAGTGCTCCTGTTCATGATATATTTATAAATTAGTCCGCCTGACGAGTGAGAAAAGTCTTTCTAATTTTCTTAGGATTAAAATATTCTGCTACTACGCTTATAGCGTCATTAATATCATAGTTCTTGCAAGAGAAGATATCAATATAACCTTCTCCGGTATTATCGTTGAAGTGTGCTATAATATTAGATGTTTCAATAAGCTGGATTACAGTCCATCCAGCCAAATGATATTCATTATGGCCAAAATGCATAACCTGTGGTTCGCCATATGGAACCATTTCAATACGCTCTACTAATTCTTTGACCCAAGCAGTAAGAATTTTTGGATTAGTAATAGCATCTAATTCGCACCCTCCACAATCGAGAAGGAGATGATAGCCCCAGTGATTCATAGTGATCTCCGATCTAAAGACTTATTTATCTCTAGAATTCTTCATCTTCTAAACTCATAAGATCATCTAGATCTCGTGTTTTTAGAGCACGAGCAATCCGCTTTTCTTTGCGATTCTGACGATAATCATCGATGTCAACACCATATTCTTCATCATCATAATATTCTTCAGCATAGTTACGACGGGTCTTAGACATTACGCATATTGTTCCTGCTTAAATTGTTGGGTTTCATCTTCGGTAAAGTTGTGCTTCTTTTTTAGGTGCGCGGTTAACGGTCCGGGCATGTAGTATTGACTTCCACGGGATGAAATGCATCCAAAAGGGCAAGCACGTTCCAAGTCTTCATTCCTAGCTCCCGAACCTATAGCCTTCTTAGGTTCGGCCACAACAGTATTTATTTCAAGTGCATCTTGAGGTTCTGGTAGAAGTCCCGGGAATGTACGATACACTAGATCATATGTAATTCCAAGATATGGAGACTTCTTATCTTTTATCGCCAAAACAAGCTTAGCATCCTGCTTATCAAGACCTTCAATGAATTGTACAAATATTGTTTCACGCTTCATAGCAGTTAGATTAGGATTGCCACCCTTAATGAATAGATACATACGCCTGAAATCTGTATAGTAGCTAGACTCTTGATCTAGAAAATCTGTTGGCTTATAAGGTGGATCGCCTTCAGGTAGATCAAACACAATATTAGGATCAAACAGATACTTCAGAGACATAACTAGTACAGTATTATCAGCGCATGTAGCCAATGAATTTTGTCTATCCATTTCATTAGGAAGATCTGAAATCTTTTTCAGAATCTCTGCAACACCCAAACGTCTAGTCATTAATAATTCCTCATATTAGAAGTCGTTGATAGCATCAGTTAGTCCCTTTAGCTTATTGGTAACAAAATAATTAAACAATTGGCTACGATCTTTATTAGCTTGAAGATCGTATTCATTCATAATATTCTTTTCAATTTCTTTTGGAATATAATCAAAATTAATCATTTGTTCGTTGCGCTTAAATCCGCGTAGCATATCCTGCGTACAGAACTCTATAGGATTAGCTGTTAACCATGCTTCTAGCTTCTTAGAGGAAATTGGCTTCTGCCGAGTACCTGTTACTAAGCAGTCGTCTGCACTTAGGAAGTTAGGTACTCCGTCACCTGTATCACCACGAATGATGTGCTCCTTAAGAAAGTTGTCAGGATTCTTACACACAATAAACTTCTTTAGGACTGGAGAGTATTGCTTTACATTAGGATATTGCTGAAGCTGTTGGAAATCCTTGTCACCAGATAGGATTAGGACTTTCTCAAAGCTATTAGTGCGATTCTTGATCAAGGTTGCAATGACATCATCAGCTTCGGCATTCTCAATATGAATGACTCTATAGGGGAAATGTGTCTTAAGCTCATCACGGATCTTATTGAGAGATTCAAAGATAAGGTTCCAATTAAGCTCAGATGCATCGCGATCACGCTTACGATTTGCCTTATAGAATGCAAATACGTCTTTACGCCAAGATCGCTTGCCATCGGCAGCAATAACGAACTCACCATATTCATGTGAGAACTTTACCTTATTAGCGCGAAGTGAGTTAAGTACCATATGCCTAAGAAGATTTTCATCTACATCAGCATTGGTGTGATTGCCCAGCTGAGCCATTAGAGTCGCAATCATAACTTGCGATAGATCGATAATAATCATGTTATAGGTTCCAAAGTTTATTCATGATATAATTATATCTTATTTCGGATTAATGTAAACTGTTAATCTTCAAAATCATTGCCAAAAATCATATCATCTTCTGAGTAGTCTACATTAGTTTCTGCATATTCTTGAATTTCATGATGAATGCCTTTAGACTTAAGAAGCAATGATTTAATAGCTTCTACAACAAAAATGCAATCTTTAATACAATCATCACTGCTGACATCAAATCCATGAAGAGAAGCACGATTGAAAATGGGCGCTGCAAGTTCTAACGACACCATTTCAAAGAACAGGTTTTTGATTTTGCCCACAGATAATGTTAGTTCTTCTTCTGTAGTCGGGATTTCTAAACCATCACTTCTTTGTGGGAATTTGATTATGTTATCTGGCAGTTCTACAGTATTTTCAGCCATTATAGATCCTTACTAGAATTATATCTTCGTTGATCCGACCATTAGGAATTGATGAAGCTGTCTTGATTCCCATAAACATCTTATTAAAAGCTAACTTACCATTAGTAAGAACCGATGGAAGTATGTCTTCAGGCTTTCTTAGAGTCTTAGACATAGACTTCTCAGTGTCATAATTAGTAATGGTAGTGCCTTTTACAGATAATCCAGATGCATCAGCAGCAACATAAACCCCTAACTTCTTATATTTACAATTAAATACAATTAGAGTTTGCGCTTTAATGATTCTTGTTGGATCAACAGAAGCAATTTTATATGGTCCGCTTTCCTTTAGATACTTCATCTTAGATATAAGTTGGTCTGCAGACTTTTCTTTTGGCTTACGTGTCTTACGTATAGATTTGCTGACCTGAGTAATAGACTCGGCATCAGAGATGATAGCACTCACAAATTCTAGATACCGCCGTACCTGCATCTTAGTCAGGCGTGAATAGCCTTCTTTTAACTGGTCATCTTTACCAGCAATGGCTTCTTGCAATTCGTTGCGAAGTGATTCATAGTAACTTGCAATCTTAGAAGCATGAATAGCTTTAACATCATTCTTCTTCATATAATCATATGGCTTAAAATCAGAAGTATACCCATTTGTAAAGAATTCATCGAGGGCTTCTTCCATGTCACCAATGATGCTAGAAGTCCTTTCTTTGATTCTATCAGCAATAGAAACAAATTCTTTCGTCTGCACTAATTCACTCTTTTTGCTAATTAGTGCAAACGTAAGTGTTTCTAGAATCTTTGCGTGAGCCCAATCAATAGTGACATATGGAATATCAGCACCATTGTTTACCATTCGAGCAATAGCTCCAGCAGTTGAGTTGGTTCTATATTCTGGAGCAGTTTTATATGCAGAAATTTGTTGTGAAGCATATCTATCAGAATTCTTCATGAATTCAATAATCCATGGAATCATCTGCTTATTATCGCAAGAATAAGCATACCAATTATAAGCTTTCTGAATATCTAATTGAGTTTTGATTGATTCGGGTGCTGGTTCTGGCCCGATGAACTTATCACCTCCAGCTAAAAGCTTAGCACGTTTGGCAGCTTTTCTATCTTCTTTAATTTTAATATTATGGGCCATTTAACTTTCCATAGTCTACAAACGTTATACTTATTATATAACATCACTCAATTATGGTAAACATATTATTTTGATA